GAAGAGTACAGAGAGGAAAGCGGACTGTTTTTCTGTTAAATTCTTGCTCACTTTATTTCATCCTTGTAGCCACGCCGCCTTTACGATAGTCTTTGTGCCCATGTCGATACTTTGGACCTATGAGTGCGCCCTTTGCTGCACCTTTACGCTTTTTAGGTGGCGTAGTTAATTCAGGCCCTGTAGCTTTTTTCATTCTAATTTTCTTTTCAGCCTTTGCTACACGAGCTAAATACTCCGCTTCTGACATATCTAGGCCGTGTTTTTTCCTCATTGTAGCATTAAACCACTTCGTAAATTCTGGGCCAAGTTTTTGGTCTGACCCATACTGTCTACTACGCTGGGAGGTAAGAAAAGTTTTTAGGCCCTTATATTTGCCAGTCTTCTTATCATAAAATTTTGCTGGAATAAGACCAGCATCTTCATAAGCCTTTATATCAATAGCATCTCCTTCTTCTTTATTTTGTTTTTTCTTGTCTGCCATCTTAATTATCCTTTTTCTTTAATTTAAGTATGTGCCATAATGCATGGAATGAGCTAAGTTAGTTGCTCTACTTTTTACTTGCTTTGCCCATTTAGAATCTAGCATTTCATCTGCTGCTTTAGTATAGTCCTGCTGTTCTAATGCAGCCCACATGTTAATAAACTTGCATAGTCTAGGTACACCCATGTTAAATGCCATATCCATTAGTACTAGTTGTCTAACAGAATCGATATGTTCAATAATAGGTTTTACCTTAGACAATTCCTTTTCTACAATACTAATATCTGTTTGTAAAAGAAAGTATGCATCCTCTTCTGTGATACCTTTTTCATAAATTTCTTCTACTGTTTTAGCTATTACATGCAGTTCAAGTTCAGAGAAGCCTCTATCTTTAACATTTCTTCCAATACCAATTGTATCAATACCTAAACTATCTTGATACACTTTCAACATAAGACCCTCATGTTTTACAAGTTGTTTAATTAAAACAGTAGTATTGAAAGACAGCATCTACTTTTTTCTACGAGAGGTAGAGGATGGCTTACCTACGTACAAACCAAAAAAAGCAGCACCTGCACCTACAATAGTAGACATGAAGGCAGCTTGTGCATTACTAGGCGTAGGCAAAGCCATAAACCACATAGTGGATTGATAGAAAGAATATATATACGCTAGCATAATTAAACGAGGTACAGTACGGAATCTATCTAGTACATCTGCTATTTTATAATACCACGTGGATTCTTCTTCGTCCACCTCTGGTACTAGATCAGAAACAGAAAGATTATACTCTTTTGTGGTTTCAATTACCTTTACTTTATCTTTTTTCATGTAGCATTATTCCCATAAATCTCTTGTAATTCTTTAAATGGAATATTCAATAATCGTGAACCATACTCAAGTTGTCCTTTAGACAAAGTATTAAAATTTTTTGTATTATACTTTTTCTGTAATATTTTATTAACTTTATTAATACGAGAATTGCTAGGATTTTTTATTTGCCCAGAATAATTCATAATATCTTTACGTGTCCACATTATTTTTTCTTCCCAAAAAATTTAGTAGCACCCCTAACCCCAAAGCTAGCGGCAATTATTACCCCTAAACTATACTGATACCACTCAGGCATTTTTTCTAATTGGGTAAAGCCATTCTGTACAATCTCTTCTCCACCGGGAATAAAAGCTAAGATCAATGGTATGGAAAATAAAATTACTAGCCACTCATCTTTCCAACTATTCTGTGATCCTTTAATCGCCTCTAAGTCCCAGTCAATCTCACCAGTAGCTTGCTTTTGCATAATGGTTGCCTTAGCCTTAGCTTCAGCTACCTTAACTTCATTATTTGCTTTTGATGTAGCTAGCTGCCCTTCTAAAAAGGTACTAGCTAAACCAGCAATCGGACCTATTAATGCGCTTAGTATCATTTTTTTGTAGCACTCGCTAATTCGTATGCTTGTAAAACAGCTACAGCTTTTTTATGTTTAGCATGAAACACCACATTAACCCAACCAAAGGGTTTGGCTAAAGCTAAATATACTCTAGCTTTGTACCTGTAGTACGTAATTTTAATACACGTTTTAAACATTTTAAATATTATCCAATTTTAATTGTTTTTCTATTCTTGCATTCTTCTTTTAAGAAGCTAATACTGAGTACACCATTTTCTAATGTCGCCTCTGTTATTTTTATATTAGGGGCAATGTTAAAGTTACGAGTAAACACTCGCTGTGCTAATCCACCATAGTGAAGCACTGTAGAATGTTTCGCATTGTCATTACTTTTAATAATACCTTTAACGGTAAGCTTACCATCTTCTTCAAAGATTTCAATTTCGTCTTTAGTAAAACCTGCTACAGCCATATCAATACGATATGAGTTGTTAGTTTTATCTTCAGTAAGGTTATACGGTGGGTAGTTACTTGTTGGCATAGGGGTAGTAAACAACCAGTTGTCAGCAAACCCTACAGACATTTTATGGAATAACTCTTTAACATGGGCATCCATGCGGCCCATTTGATCTTTTGCACCTATATTAGTATTCATATTTCATTTCTCCTTTTCAGCGAGTACATGTACACTCCTATTATAGCAAGTATACATATATATAATATATTATTTTACAATAGCATTGTCAAGTTTTTTATCACTTAACTTTATATTCCTGTACGTGACAGGATACTATCAGACACTCCAGCCTTCTTCAGACTTTTCCATAGGCACCCTGACGCACTCACACATTTCAGGAGTACAGTTTTTACAAGAACACTCTTCTGGACATTGATTACAGGTACAGTTTTTACATGCCATTATTTATAAATCCCACATCTTAGTTAATAGGTTAGAAGTAGTCACAGCGCGCTTACGACTTCGTGCCTTATACTTACGTTTAGGAAAGTGTTTATCTAAGAAATTTTTTGACATCTTACTTTTAGAAAACAACCCGCCTGCCCGATAATCTTTATTGACTACTTTAGCTTTAGCAGCAGCTTTATAACCCGCCTTTGTATACGGATAATGTTTATCTCCTACTTGTGGCATTAGTAAAACATCCCTCCTTTACGGTATTCTTTACGGCCATGCCTATAAGATGGCCCTATGAGGCCACCTCTTTTCATTACCATGCCTTCTTTAGGATTCCACTGACGCTGACCCTCTTTCATAATCTGTCCTACCTCTTTTTCAGTACGTGCCTTAGAGTCAATGGCCCTTTGCAGTCGTAGAATCTGACTAGTTTTTTCTTTCGCTGATAATTCTTTTCCTATACGCCCACTTTTTACACTTGTAATCATTTTCTTTAATTCGGTAATATTATGATTTTCAGCAAGATGTTTAGCTGAAACACCACGAAGTACAGGGCCGGGATCACTCTTTTGCTGAACGTGCCCTTGCCAACCAGCGCCTCTTTCTACAACACGCCCTTTTACAGGAGTACCGGGAGGTAGCTTTAAATACTGACGCAATTTATCTTCTTGGTCAGCTTTCCATTTTGCTTCTGCTACCCGTCCTTTTTCTATACGGGCTTCATTGGCTGCAGCAGCGCCTGCTGGTCGCCCATCATCTCCTTTTGCTCGTAATGCTCTTAGTTTTCTTACTCGTGCCCTATTAGCTGCATCACCTGTTAATGCTTTTACACCCGCAATAACTTTTTTAGCTACTTTTTTCTTAACCATCTTAAATCATTTCTTCTTATTCTTTTTAGCCAAACCACCTTTATTCATTACCATACCAGATGCAGAATCATACTGACGTTGACCCGAATCCATAAGATATTTCATATCCTTCTCTGTACTTTTTTTCTCTTTAGCAGCCTTAGCCTTAGCCTTAGCTGCTTTATCTTTCTTACTTTTAGCTAGCTTACGTGCTCGTGCTCTTTTGGCTGCATCACCTGTTAAATCTTTTACACCCGCAATAACTTTTTTAGCTACTTTTTTCTTAACCATCTTAAATCATTCCTTCTAATTTTAAAGCGCCTTCTACATGCGCTAACGTATAGCGAACTCCTGTGTCCGCTTCTATAGCTGCTCTCACATAGAATACATCACTCTGTGGTATATGTAGTTTAGTAAAGGAGCCAGCATGTGCAGCTACAAAGAAGTCTTCTAATACGGATTCTGAGGCTGTAGGATATAGTTTTACTGATTTTTTCACTTATGTCAATCTTTTTATTACGAAATATAAAAATAATTATACATAAAGTTATTATACCTTAAATATTATAATAGATTTTTATTTTAAGAAGGGGGAAAGTGTCACTTAAAGTGATCACTTCTGTGTTTCTTTTTTTAATATTTAAGTACTTTTGAAAACAACTAAGTGATTCACTTAAAGTGACCCTACTGTTATACCATTATTTAAATACTGTGTCAAGTAAAAAATGCATACACTTTTATGTATTTGTAATAGGACATGTGTACACACTAAGTACAAATATATTAACAGTAGTCTTCGTGGTTAACAGTCTCATTTTCCTGATCTGTGAGTATGTGTGTATATAATAACGGTGGGGGGCCGGGTGGCCCACGCCCCGCCCTGCGCACGCTATACATGGGGTATGTGTAACAATGTATGTCATGTAGCGCCACATAATATACGATAACCCGTTGTATTATAGGCATGTTATCGATACAGGCCAACTGTTGGCTTAACAGTGACAGGCATATTTGGGGCTTGTAAAGTGAAGCATTTGAGAATGGCCAAAAACAACCATGCCGATGCATATTACCTCACCACCAACCTTGGTGCTAAATACCCTATCCCCCATTCGCAAAGTCCTCTTACCTGCTACCTCGTGCGAAGCTACGCTTTCCTGCGAAGTTCACGCTAAGAGGGGAGCAGCTAATCAAAGCAAAATAACCGTTGACATCGATCTGCCAACCCCTTACGTTGTTCTTAGTGATTTTACTCTCGAACTAGTGAGAGAGTTAAATCACTTAGAACAACTAGGAGAAGTACCATGACCACCGAAACCCAAACCACCCCAATTCTCGTCACCGAAGCAATTGCAACCGAAGGCAAAGCGTTGGCCGTACTGGACAAGACCCGTGAGAGCAAAGCTCGTCGGGACTTCCGCAAAGACATCTCAGCCGATGGTGGCTTCCTATGGCGGTTAGGTTCACTGATGGTTGAGCTTCGTAAAGACTTAGACGAAGGTTCACGAGTTTCGTCCAAGCTCATCAAGGCGGCTGGCGTTGCATCAATCCCTGCTGCAAGGCGAAGCGAAGCTCATCGGCTTGTAACAACATGGGATGCAATCGATGCTTTCCTGAAAGCCAAAGGCAGCAAGGCAACGTCACTGACGTGGATATTCGCCGAGATGGACAAGCAAGCGAAGCTCGATGAAGCGGACAACAGCGAAGCTCAAAGCGAAGGTGAAGGCGATGAAGGCGAAGGCGATGCGGAACATGGTGATCCGCTTACACTGGACATGATGGTTGGCAGCTTCATTGCTCACCTGAAAGATTGCGGTTTCACGGTTGAACAAGCAATGGACGCCATGATAGAAACTCAAATGCAAGCAACCGCTTCATTAGAAGACGCTGCCTAATGACCTACTTGGGGATACCACGTAAAGCAATTTGCGTGGTATCACCAAGTCGATCATTTAACACCAACCTTGGCGCTAATCGAAAGGTAATCACATGCTAAAGAAAACTCATATAGGCAAATACACAACAGCCAAGCATATGAGAAGTGTGCAAAGTGTGTGGGATCGTATCGAACAAGACCCAGATGCAGATGTACAGGAAGCGATGGACATAGCGCATAGGGCTGACCTACATAATGCTCAGGCTATGTCGGCATGGGAACATCAGCAAATGGTGGCACGTATGCAGGACAAGCTTGCTCAATTCAAAATTAACGCCAACCTTGGTGCTAAATTGAATTGAGCAACGAAACTTGTGACTTTAAGGTTGTTAGAAACACTTATTGGGCATTGATGAACGTAAAGCTGCCTGAAATAAAGGAAATTGTAGTATGACATTAGATAACTTAATCTTAACTTTAGAATTGGTGGTGTTGGCTATTGCCATACCCGTATATATCCTGCTAAAAATGCAAGGTGCACTATGAAAAATATATTATCTAGTATATTCTTATTGATATTTAGTCTAGGCTGGCTGAATATATTCGGTGTGGACTATACATGGTGGTATGTCATAGCTATGTTTAAATGATACTAAATAACGCCAACCTAGGGAGTTACACCTATGAATTTTCAATGTGGTTTCACCACCGATCTGGACAATGGCTTGACCGTTAGTGTCCAGTACCACGATTGCGCGTATGCCACACGGGATGATGACGACAAGCTGGTCAGTGTCGAAATGGCCTGCTGGACGACAAGAAAACGCCCCGGTGAAATGAAAGATAATCGCCTATCGGGCCAATGGCTGTCTCGTGACGTATGGCCGGATGATTGCATACAAGATGACGTGCTTGGCCATTTGCCTGTGGATAAAGTCATGCATATGATGGATCAGGCTCAACAGCTTCTTTCATGGCAGGTAGATGCTTTGGCTGTGATTGCCGCCAAGAGAACCTAATTTATATTATATATATACACACGAGGCAAAACAACGCCAACCTTGGTGTTAAATTGGAGAGCTTGTTATGATGAATAAAGATATGCAAATTGTTGTACTTGATGCAATGGAGGCTTTGGCTGAGGCTATGCAGCGAAAAGCGGTTGTACTAAGCGCACTAGATAGGGATGGAGACTGGGATTTGAATGACCAAATATCTACTATATTCAATCTGCAAGAAAAGTTTGAGGAAGTGCTTAAGCGCTCTAAGAATATTCTAGGCGCATGATATACACAATATAAAATAATTACTTGAACACTTGTGAAAGTAATTATATTATATATACACACGAGGCAAATTAACCCCAACCTTGGTGCTAAATTGGAGAGCTTGTTATGATTATTTATGAAGGCCCCAGCCTACTCGACGGACAACAGATAATTGTGGTTGCGACAGGTATGCAAGCCAAGTCTAAAAATGATAAGACTGGCAGCATGATCCAGACATGGATTCTATTGCGTGATATTGATCCCCGTGAGGCTAACAAGTCTGGGGCTGACTATGCCATTTGTGGTGACTGTCCACATCGTGGCAAAGCTACGACGGCATTGGATAGGGTGCTGGCTATTAAACGGACATGCTACGTATTGATTTACCAAGCGCCATTAAACGTATGGAAAGCATTCCATCGTGGCAGCTATGCTCGTGCCGTTGACAGCGAAGCTATTGCTGAGGTTGGTAGGGATCGCAAGGTGCGGTTTGGTTCCTATGGTGACCCTGCTGCTGTGCCATCCTATGTATGGAAAGCTTTGCTTTTATATGCACTAGGCCGTACTGGATACAGCCATCAATCTGGCCTAGACAATGCCGATTTTGTGGCTGAGATTATGATGGTATCGGCTGACAATATGACAATGGCACAAGCTGCATGGGACAAGGGGCACCGCACGTTCCGGGTCATTGACAGCTTGGCCGCCATCACAGACAATGAGGTGCTATGCCCTGCCAGCAAGGAAGCTGGGCAGCGTACTACATGTGACAAGTGTGGCCTATGTGCTGGCAGCAGCATCAAGGCGAAGTCAATTGCAATCGTGGCTCATGGCAATGGTGCCAAGTATGCCACAACAAATTGAGGGATAGTATTATGGGTGAGGAAAAGGGCGGTGGCTGGTCTAATATTGAACAGGTCACTTGTATACCTAGCAGCATGGATGTTCCACAGAGCAGACGAGACACCTCAAAAAGACAGAACGTGTCTTGGCTATTACGTAATTTAGGTGTTAATAATCGATCACATCCAGAATTCAACGAAACCATTCGCATCTTAAAAAGAGGGCAATAAAATGTCGATGTTCAGATCAGTCTATGCAATAATTCTAATTAGTAGCCTATTAAGTTTCCTCTACATCACATATAAGGTGATGAGCTTCGGAGGTGGCTACTTACACTTCGGATTGTTGTTCGTCTTTCCTATACTCTGTACCGTAGCATGGTATTTGATGGTGAAAGATAATGATAAATAATATACAACCATTAATTCGACAGACGGACAGGAAATGGCCGACAATTCGACACAATAGAGAAGAATTCGACATACGCACCAATAGGTCCGAGTAATGAGAGGCTAGACGATGCTATGAAAACAATTAACCCCAACCTTGGTGCTAATTTCACCATGTTTGAACGTGCTGTAGACCAACAGATGGAGACTGAGTTATGAACAGAGATATTATGCTTTCGAGTGGCTTCTATAAAGAAGTATCTCGTGTAGATGCTGGCTTGTGTGCTACATGTGGCAATGAGCCGGGTGTATTTAGGGATGACCTTAGTCGTAAGGAGCACCACATATCTGGTATGTGCCAGACCTGTCAAGATGATGTCTTTGGAATGGAGGAAGACTAATGCCTGTTTATAGTGTAATGCAACTTAAAATAACCAATGAGGAAAGGGAAAAGTTAAACGCAACACTTGCACGAGGTGACATATACCCTGCTTGGTATCAGACACGCCTTGACATTATGTTCTCTCCTACTGCAGATGCTATCTATGATGCATGGCATTTGTATGAAGAGTCGGCACATATAACTGCAAAAGATTGTGATGAGGTATTTGAGATTGGGAATGTAGGGCCAGAAGAATGCATCGAACGAAAGGGACAAATGCATAGCATTTCTGTGGGTGATGTAATTGTAGACACAAATTGCAATAGCGCATGGTTTGTAGACAACTGTGGCTTTGGTGATCTTGGTACAGTTTATCCTAATCCGGTGTCTGATAATGTATGAACATTCCCATTGGATACCAGCGTGTGGTGGAACAGAGCACCCTTTTAAAGCTATGTCAGGCCACATGCTACACTATATGTGGTGTCCCTCTACGGGAGAACATGCCTATTATGACATGTCTTCCGATAGATTTCTATCTAACCGTGAAGCTAACATAAGTATGTGGGGGGAGGATGATAACGAAGAAACTCTAGGTGACTAAAATATATATTGACTTAGTTATAGGACTAGTGTATAATACAGGTTATTCAAACCAACCAACTCAGGAGATTAAAATGCTAAAGATTGTGCAGATTATTAAAGTTAAGCTAGCCATCCGCAAATATAAGAAGGCAGGTGTGCCAGATAGCTTTCGTAGGGTCACTGACAAACATCATGGCTACGGCATTGAGGTGACGCCCGTGCGATCCTTCTTCAGTAAGAAGAACGGCTGTACGAAATTCACTGGTGGTCAGTTTGTCCGAGTACGTAATGGACATGAGGTTCGCTACTTTGAGCGGGATGCAGCAGGTTTGAAGCAAGCCTTTGCAGAACGTGAGGCACTGAGTAAGGTATATGGCCATACTAAAGTCGGCACTGCTGTATCTAAAAATCCCATATGGAATATGTACCGTATGGTTACTATCAACGGGACTAAGGATCATGTCACTAAACAAACTACCAAAAAAGCGGCGTAGCCCTGTTGCCCGTGCAATTGCAATCAACCGTCCTCGCAGGCAAGTTATACCGTCTGCGAGGGCATACAAGCGAAGAGACAAGCATGTCAAACGTATATAGCAAGATAGTAAAGCTGCCTAGTAATGGGCAGAAGGATAAAAAGAAGGGTGATCCTAAGTACCCAGACGATTGGAAACGGGTTCGCCGTGATCAACGCCGCCGTCGTAGACAAGAGAAGGAAAGTTATGATGTTATATCATATAGCTCTTGACATTAACTACAACTTTGGTTTTGTAGAGACGTGCCAAACAATCCAGACAGAGGTGCGGGGAGATATGCCTTGGCACGAGGCAGTGGAGCAGGAGATTAATAGTCTCAAGTCCAATCTTGCTGGCCTCGACTTGCCAGCTTCAGAGCTAGACCTTGAGCAAGAGTATGGCATTGAACTGCGTTGGGTGAAGGAGTATGCAGATGCCTAACGATTTGCTGGCTATACCTGACTGGCTGCGCCGTCCTCGAAAGAGGGGGCGTAAGCCAAAGGTGTTGGCCTCTAATGGTGAAAGAACCTACGTCATACCACCTGTTCCTGAAGAGTTTAGTGGCTGGCCTAAAAACTGGGCTAAGAGTAATTGTTACCTTATGTATGTGCAAGGTAGCATGCCTGTCTGTGGATATAGGCAGGTCCGTGCTGTTGTAGGTCGTAAATGGGTTCGAGTATGCACTGATAATAAGGATAGTCGTATGAGAGTTAAATGGAGAATGTCCCGCAAAGAATGGGACAGGCTTGACCATACTCTATTGGAGGGTGTTCATGTTTGAAACTGCCTTACTCTGCCTTGCCCTTAACGTGTACCATGAGACACGGGATCAGCCTGTGCATGGTATGAGGGCAGTGGCAGAGGTTGTACTCAATAGAGTTAATGATCGTAGGTTCCCTGATACTGTATGTGAGGTGGTCAAACAAGGCCCAACGTATACATGGAAGCCTGATCTTACTGTCCGACACAGGTGCCAATTCAGTTGGTACTGTGATGGTAAGTCAGACAAACCTAAGAACAAAAAAGCATGGGACGTATCCCTAAACGTTGCCCGTGATGCCTTGTTGGTCGGTACTACAGGACGAGTAGGGTATGCTACACATTACCATAGTATACATGTCTTACCTAATTGGGCAGCAACAAAAGTATTTACAGGCAAGATAGGGGAACATCTTTTTTATAGGTGGTCACTTAGATAGTCTTGCCTATTGTAGTAAGCGTATTCATAATAACATATGTAAGGAAAAAACTAATGAATGTAATTACATTACCTAACGTAATCCCCCAGCGTGTGTTCGGGGACATTGATTCTCGCATTAACTTTGATGTAGGGTTTGAACTTACCAAGGCCCCGACTAAGAAGTATGTTATCAATAAGGAGACAGGTGAGTACCTCGACACCGTTGGTACATCTTTCAAGTGTGCGTCTCACCCGGAGTTCTTTCGGGGTGTACAAGGCTGCATGATTGAGGAGATGCCGGGGCATGATCTTGAAGATATCATCTGCAAGTATCGTACTTCCCGTAATAATGCATGGGCTATGATGGACTGCACTTTACCTAATGCCAAGGTAACAGTGCGTACACCTAAGCATGAGTCAGAGATATCGCAGCGTATCATTGCGTTGCATGGCATTGACGGGTCATGTAGCAACCAAGTATTCTTTGGAGGTATCGATTTCTTCTGCACCAATGGTCAGATCAGTGGTGATTGGGATAAGGTACGCAGGAAGAATACTTCTGGCTTTGTTCTGGAACACTTCATTGATGAGCTACGTGTAGCTAAGGTAGCGTTCTACCAGCATGGTGAGCGGCTGCAGGAGTGGGCTGACACGTTGACCCAGACGTTCGAGGTGAAGGAGATGCTTACTTCTTTGCTGGCATCAGAGCGTAAGGCAGAGAAGATGTTAGACCTGTATCATGCAGAGGCAGCAGTACGTGGGGATAATAAGTACGCCTTGTATAGTGCCTTTACTAACTATGCTACCTATGCAGATGAGCGTAATGGCTTTGGTCTTCGCAATACTGGTAATGATACTGCCAGTGTTTCAATGTGGAAAAGAGAACATGAGGTGAGCAAATGGATAAGCAGTCCACAGTTCCTGCAACTAGCAGCGTAATTGACCCCCGCATTTTCTGGGAGATGAAGGTGGACCGTATCATTGAGAAACTATCTTATGGTCAGATTGATGAGCTACAGGCTCAACATGAACTGGCCTTGATGGGTTATGATAAAGAGGTTCTTGAGGATATATTTGAGGAGGAAGAATGACCTTACCCCGGTACGTACAAGTGTATCGGGCAGCAGATAATACTTTACTCTATCGCTTCAACCCCCCGCAAAAATCAATACTTGCGGGTGTGGTTGGGCGTGTGAGTCTAGGTAGTGTGCGGTCTGATGCCTATGCAAAAGTGCAAGTGTTAAATGCCAAGATAGATGCTTGGCGTTTATCTATTAATACAATCGTAAGTAGCAATAGCAAGTTGTCTGAATTGGCAGATGATTACTTTGAAAGCAACAACTATAAGCTGTTAAGGATGAGTACACAAAAGGACTACCGTTATTTTATTGGGATAGCTATTGCTACACTAAAGGATGCTAAGTTCCACAGTGTTACCTCACGCCAAGCCAAGGCTGCGTATGAAGAGTGGGTAGGTAGGGGTGTATCATTTGCTAATCATGTTTGTGCTACTACCAACGTGTTATATAATTACGCTATTGATAAGGAGTATTACGCTACCAATCCTTTCGTTAGGGTTAAGCGTAAGCAAGCCCCACAAAGGAAGGTTGTATGGGAACATACACACGTTATGCAATTCCTTGACACAGCGTATAGTGAATGGAAATGGCGTAACGTAGGGCTGATAGTACAGATGGGCTATGAATGGGTACAGCGCATAGGTGACATGCGTAACCTGACATGGGACAGCCTCGACATGGACAACAAGATATTAAATCTCGAACAGTCCAAACGTAGGGCATCAATAAGTCTGCCTATATCAGATGGGTTACATAGTATGTTGACTACACAGCAGAATGACTTCGGCTTCCAGCAATACGTAGTCCCTATGATGCAGCCTCGTGCTGGTAAGTACCTGCCTTACACTAAGACAAACATAGGTAAGATTGGTAAGAAGGTGATGACAGCAGCCAATCTTCCTAAAGAATTGTGGCTCATGGACTTACGTAGGACAGGTGCTACTCAGATGAATGACGCTGGTGTGTCTATGGGTCAGATCATGGCCGTGACTGGTCATGCTAATCCGCAAAGTGTTAAGCCATATATAAACCATACCTATACGTCTGCTAATGCAGCGTTAACTCTACGACAGGAAATGGATAGATGACTTACAAACCAGACGGTCCTTTTGATGGCTTTATGTTTATACCTGACCTTAAACCCTGTGGTGGACTGGTAGTATTCATACCAAGCTTCGGGCCGTGGTGGCTGGATCGGTCTTGGTATTACGAGGAAACCTCACTTGACCAACTCCCAATACAGGAAGATTTTTGTGATAAGGGGTTTGCTAAACGGCTAAACGCAGCTATATACGAGTACATCACCACATTGGAGGCATGGGATAAAGCAGAATTGGAGATGCTATTTTAATGTTTGATGTATTAGATTATGTAGAGTATCTAGACTTAGCTAGTGAAGATACTACCCGTGTAGACTGCCCTGTATGTCAAGGCATCAGGACTTTTACTGCATCAAACCGTGATGGGTTCTTGGTATGGAATTGCTACAAGGCAGGGTGTAAGGTACATGGAGGAGTAAAAACTCACATGACAGCAGAGGACATTAGAGCTAAGTTGATAGGCAAACAAAACGATAGTGTTGAACTGTTTGATAAGCCTGAACATATCGTTTCAATAAAGAAAGCCAACAAGGAGGTTCAAGAGTGGTTGCACAAATGGGATTTGGGTGTTGAACTTATGTGGGATGTTAAAGAAGATCGTATTGTGTTCCCTGTCTACGATGGCAACGTCATGGTGGATGCCACAGGCAGAGCATTCGGTAGACACCTACCCAAATGGAAACGTTACAGTAACGCTTCTGTACCCTATGTAGTTGGCGGTACTAAACGTGTTGTTATAGTAGAGGATTGTATGAGTGCAGCCGTAGTGGCACAAGAAATACCGGGGGGTTCTGGTATGGCTATCATGGGTACATCCTTATCTGATGGACAAAAGAACTTCATAGTACGTCAAGAGTATGAATGTATAGTAGTGGCATTAGACCCAGATGCGTTGCCTAAAACTATAAGCATGTCAAAGGAATTGCGTAATGTAGCGGAGAATGTTAGGGTATTAAAACTAAAGGATGATTTAAAGTATCGTAATTTGGAAGACATATATAAATTGGAGAACGTGTTATGGAATTAGCTCTGCTTAGGTCTTTACTGGACAAGGAATTTTATGACAATCACATTGGAGTTAAGTGTCCACCACGTTTGTTTACTAAGGATGCACAGAAAATTAAAAGTGTGGTTGACTATGCAATGAACAAGTACAAGCGAAGCTTAACTGTTGATGAGGTAGAGGCCGTGTTCATGGTTAGTAATCCGACACTAACAACGGCACAAAAAGAAGGCTACACCAAGCTGTTCTCTAGAATTAAAAGAGAATCTCCTATGGGTAATGATGTAGCAGATGATGTTCTATCTAAATTGTTTCAACAATTAATTGGTGAAGACATAGCCAACTTAGGTTTTGAGTATGTGAATGGGACACAGACAAGTCTAGAACCTTTGCGTAAGTTGTTGGAGAGTTACAATGATAACTTTCTTCCTGATTTAAATGTTGAGTGGGAAGATATATCTATTGAAGCTATTCTTGCAGCTAACACACTCGAATCACGTTGGGCATTCAACATCCCTGTGCTTAGTTCACATGTTAAGGGAGTGAATGCAGGGCATCTCATTGAGGTAGGTGCTCGTCCCAATACAGGGAAGACTTCCTTCCATGCCAGTGCCATAGCCGGTCCAAAAGGATTTGCAAAGCAAGGTGCCAAATGTATAGTGCTTGTAAATGAAGAGGCATATGCTCGTGTAGGAGCAAGGTATCTGACCAGTTGTAGTGGCATGAACTTAGAGCAGATACACAGCAATAAAAAGATGGCCCACTCTTTATATGATGAGGTACGGGATAACATCTTTATGAAAGATTCTACAGGTAAGGACATGTCTTATGTAGAAAGTGTATGTAAGAGTGAGTCACCTGATGTAGTAGTACTAGACATGGGGGATAAGTTTGCCCGATCAAACTCTAATGCTAGAACAGATGAGATTCTCAAAGAGAATGCTATACATGCAAGACAGATAGCAAAGACACATAACTGCGCTATGTTTTATATGTCACAGTTGAGTGCAGAGGCAGAGGGCAAGATAGTATTGAACCAAGCTATGATGGAGGGGAGCCGCACAGGTAAGGCAGCAGAAGCAGACCTGATGATACTAATAGCTAAGAACCCACAGCTTTCTATAGGCCCAACGGATTCAGTGGAGGAAGACCCCATGCGTCATCTGACCATTGCTAAGAATAAATTAACTGGCTGGCATGGTACTTTACATTGTAACTTCGACCATAAGACAGCTAGATACACTGCATAGGAGAAGACATAGTGAAAAGCTTAATTGAAAAAGTTTCGGCGCTTTCGAAACAATTATATAACGATAAAAAGGTGTTGGAGGTTTACCAAGCAAGATGGGTATGGTATCATACTCTCTTAGCGGCAGAGCTTTTCATCTTGATTGTTCTACAAATACTGATATTGGAAAAACTGTGACTGAGGAAGAAAAACTACAGCTAATTAAGGGTGCTTCAGAGGAAGCTATCTTATTGGCAGAGATATCTTACAATATGCTTGCTAGGTTTAACAACTATGAAAAACTTTCTCAACAAGACTTTAATGCTATATGGCATGCACATGTAAACTTATCTATTCTGTGGAAAGAAGCACTATCAATGGAGCATGCGCCCCCAAGTGGGAGACTTAATTAGTACACTAACTGCTTGTTAAAAATGCACTAGATACAGGAGGTGCTTGTGAAAGTTACATTAGACGTAGAGAACAGCGTAACGCACCGTGGTGGTAAGACACACTTCGATCCCTTTGAACCTACCAATGAACTATTGTTGGTGGGTGTTCTTACGGAGACAGGAGAAGAACATCGTTGCCGTCCAGAAGAGCATGCTACTATACAAAAGGTACTAGATAAAACTACATTACTTATCGGACATAACATAGCCTATGATCTGGTATGGCTATGGGAGTGTGGCTTTAAATATAATGGTGAAGTGTTTGATACCATGCTAGGTGAGTACTTGCTACAGCGTGGTCAGAAACAACCTCTATCCTTAGAGGCTTGTGCTCAGAGATATGAACTTGAGACACAGAAAGAAAGTACGTTAAAGGATTACCTAAAGAAAGGAGTAGCTGTTGAAGACATACCTATAGAAGAACTGTCCAGCTATCTTAGTGGAGACTTACATGCTACACAACAACTGTACAATAAGATACAGGAACGTCTTACTAGTGTTGCAGATAGTACATTATACAATACAGTTAAGATGACTAATGCTGTAGCATGTGTGTTAGCACGTATCTTTCAGCGTGGCTTCACAGTTAATAAAGAAGAATTAAATCAGGTTAAGAAAGAGTTTGAAACAGAGAGACTACATCTACAGAATACCTTGGGGTTAGAGGTGCAGCAACTAATGGGTGACACTCCTATTAATCTGAATAGCCCAGAACAATTGTCATGGGTAATCTATTCTAGGAAGGTACTTAATAAATCTACATGGGAACTTGATACTACTTACACCCAAGATTCCCAGTTCCGGTCGGCTATTAAAGAAGCCTCTCGTATTCTATACAAAACAGTTGCTACTAAATGTTCTTCCTGTTATGGGTATGGTAAGGTTAAGAAAACCCGTAAGGATGGTAAGCCTTTTATCAAAGCAACCAAGTGTGCAGCATGTACAGGAAATGGATACACTCTGGCATCTACCAAAGCAATTGCTGGCCTAAAGTTTAATGCACCCAATAAGAGTTGGGTAACTACAGGTGGCTTTACTACAAATAAAAGTAAGCTTGAAATCCTTGAGGCTACGGCACGGGGCAGGAATAATACTACAGCAGCAAACTTCTTACGTGATGTTCGTAGGCTTAATGCTCTGGACACCTACCTATCAGCCTTCGTTGAGGGTATCAACTTGCACACTAAGCCAGACGGTAGGTTACATGTGCAGCTAACCCAACACATGACAGCTACTGGCAGGTTCAGTGGCCGTAATCCTAACATGCAGAACATGCCTAGAGGTGGCACCTTTCCTATCAAGCGTGTGTTTGTCAGCCGCTTTGATGGAGGTAAGATAATTGAAGCAGACTTTGCACAGCTTGAGTTCAGAACGGCTGCGTACTTATCACAAGATGAGATAGCCATGCGAGAAGTTAAGGAAGGCTTTGATGTACATAGTTATACCGCTGACGTTATAAGCAAGGCTGGTCAGCCTATAAACAGACAGGAAGCTAAAGCACACACCTTCGCCCCCTTGTATGGAGCTACCGGCTTTGGTCGCAGTCCAGCGGAAGCTACGTACTACCGACACTTTATCAAAAAGTATACTGGCATAGCTAAGTGGCATACCGCTTTAGCTAATTGTGTTCTATCTACTGGTGTTATAGTTACACCCTCTGGTAGAGAGTTCTCCTTCCCAGATTGTGTGCGTAGACGTAACGGAACGCCTTCACACTTCACACAGATAAAGAATTACCCTGTGCAATCCTTCGCCACAGCAGACATCGTGCCTTTAGCACTACTGTATATTGAGGATTTGCTTTATGGTAGTAAGACATGCATCGTTAACACTGTGCATGATAGTATAGTACTCGATGTTCATCCAGAAGAAGAGGAGTATGCCCTAAGTGTAATAGATAAAGTTAATGTCTGTCTTCACGATTTGATTCAGCAGCAGTGGCAAATAGATTTTAATGTGCCATTGTTATTAGAAGCAAAGATAGGCGACAATTGGCTTGACATAAAATAAAAAGTATGTTAGAATTAATATTCTTTGTAACCCCAAAAGGAGAAATATAGGATGAACCAAGTAGAAACAATTGATACGACTAACTACGAAGCTATGGCTAAGGTAATGGGCATGGCAGGAGAGCAACCTTCCAGCAAGAGTAAGAGTACTCTAGCTAGACTACGCATCAACCATTCTGCTATCATGGGAACAGCCGAAATTAAAGGCAAGACCATGAACCTAGAGGTGGTCAAAGGTGGAACGTACCGTCTTGAGCTTCCAGACACAGATGAAAGTTACTATGCTAGTAGTGTTCGTCTCCGTCCTTACTTGCAACGGTTCATGTACAAGCGTTTCGTAAAAGGTACAGCTAATAATAAAAACATGTTTGTAAAAACTGTAATGGCTGACAATCTTAACATGGACTTAAAGGATAACTCTGGCGGTGTTAACTGTGGTAAGCTTGCTGGTTACGTCCAAGACTTCAAGGCTCTACCAGAAGAGATGCAAAATCTAATCCGTCAGATTAAACGTGTACGTGTTGTCCTTGGCACAGTAGATTTTATTGACCCTGTTACAGCAAATGGTGATCCTATAGATAAGGAACTACTTAACATCCCATGCATCTGGGAAGTGGATCAGCGTGAGGCATTCAAGCATGTAGGAGAACCCTTTCAAACACTACTGAAGCAACGCCGTCTGCCTGTCCAGTACACATTGGATTGCGTAACGGATGAACGTAAGCTACCCAATGGTAACACTTACTTTGTACCTAATGTTAACCTTGATATGAGTGAGGTACTGCCTCTTGGTGAGGATGTACAGAATACTTTACGTGACTTTATTGATTGGGTTGATAACTACAACTCATATATTACTTCTGAATGGGAGGATAAAAATGTTAGTAATCTTTCCCCTGAAGATGCTACCTTAGTTGAAGAGTTTATTACTGTTGACACTGCTGTTAATAATTAAGGAGATTTAATATGCAACACCCTGCTGAATTGGCGGTGCATCAGTACCTTGATGACGCCACTAACAATAAAACAGAGATGTCTGAAGACACAATAGAGGCGGTATGTCAACAGATTGGCAGTGCTCTACGCCGTCAGTTTGGCAGGGACTCTACCAGTAGAAAGGATTTCGGACTACGTATGTCAAACGTAGGACGACCTTACTGTCAGCTTTGGTATGCTAAAAACAAACCAGAGTTGGCAAGTCCGAAGGCTACCACCTTTGTTATGAATATGATGATAGGTGACATAGTAGAGGCTGTGTTTAAAGCAGTGCTTACTGAAGCAGGAGTTAAATATGAGGATAGTGAACACGTTACTCTTAAGCTTACAGATGGCACCACTATATCTGGAACTACTGATCTTAGTATTGATGGCGCTGTTGACGACATTAAGTCTGCATCCAACTGGTCTTACTGCAATAAGTTTTCTTCCTATAGAGACTTAGAAAGTTCGGACTCGTTTGGCTATGTAGGACAGCTAGCAGGCTATGCTAAGGCATCCAATAAAAAGGTTGGTGGTTGGTGGGTTATTAATAAAGCTACTGGTGAATTTAAATATGTGCCAGCTTCAGAGCTAGACCTTGAGCAAGAGTATGGTAAGATAGAAGCTGTAAAGGCTCGTCTGGATGATAACAGATTTGGTAGGTCGTTCGATAAAAAACCTGAAACCTTTAGAAGTGTAGCCACTGGTAGACATGTGCTAGGAGTTACGTGTGGGTTCTGTGATTATAAAGCAGATTGCTGGCCTACCTTACAGCAGCTTCCTTCCATACCGTCTAAGGCTAAAGAGCCTAAGATAGTTAACTACGTTACTGAGTAGCCTTTACCGTATGAACTACAAACAGTATGGTGCTGCTAGAAAGCATGGATATAGGTCCGGTCTAGAACTTAAAGTCTCACGATACCTCGACACTAAAAAAGTAAAATATAAATATGAGGCTATCAAAATAGAGTGGGAAGACTTAGCTTACCGGACCTATACTCCAGACTTTATACTGCCTAACAATATAATCATAGAAGTAAAGGGCAGGTTTATGACGCAAGATAGGAGGAAACATAAAGAGATAAAACGACAGCATCCATATCTAGACATCCGGTTTGTGTTTGAAAACAGCAACAGGAAACTTTACAAGGGAGCCAAGAGCACATACAAAGAATGGTGTGACAAGCATGGCTTCCTTTCCTATGATAGGATCATACCTGAAAGTTGGCTGAAAGAAAAGAGCCTTACTAAGTTACAAAAATTTATATCCTATAATGATAGGGGGACTAAAGGAAATGCTAAAATATGAAATTGGACACAACGATATTCTTATACACATAAGTCCTAGTGTAGATGCTAATTGTAACTGGACAGGAGAAATAAATGTTGATCTAGTTGAGAGCAAAGAATCCTCCTTATGTGAAGATGATCACGACAATTTACTACTGCTATCAAAAGCTGTGTGTGCTTCTATACCTATGTATGAGGACGATGTAGAGTTGTATGACAAAGCACTGAGCTATATTGCTATGGCAGAGGACGCAACACATGGTATAGAAGACCCATACCTTTTTGAGAAATATACAAAGGAGGGTAACATACTAAATGTCAACTTCAGCAAAGTTAAAAAGTAGTATGAACAACTCTTATAGGGAGGTACCAGATATGACGATGAGACAGGAGAGAGAGAAAGTAACAGTGGTGTACGATGATCCAATCACTAACCCACCTCACTACAATAGTAATACGATGGAGACTATTGATTTGATAAGAGGAAGTATGGCACCCACCGAATACGAGGGGTACCTTAAAGGAAACATCTTCAAGTATGTCAGTAGGTATCGTTATAAAGAAAAAGAAAATCCTAAGAAAGATTTATTGAAGGCACAGTGGTACCTGAATAAGTTGATATTGGAAATGACTAATGACAGAGAGTGAAACCTTAGAAGCTAAGTTGCGTACCTTTCACCGTGCTTTCAAACATCCTTTGGGGCTTGACTATCCTACATCTCATACTATAATGGACAGTGAGAAGAAGTTACGAAGGGTTTTAATT